GAGGTGCTGCTGGGCTCGATCATGGGCGGCTCCCTGCGCCTGGCCGTCGACGGCACCGGGCTGGACTACGAGGTCGACCTGCTCGACGACGCCGACTCCCAGCGGGTGCGGATGCTCGTCGAGCGCGGCGACGTGGCCCGGTCGTCGTTCGCCGCCTACATGCACGAATCGGACTGGTCGCAGACCCCTGACGGGTTCCCGCTGCGCACGGTCGTCGGGATGTCGCTGGTGGACGTGGCGCCCGTGGATGACCCCGCCTACTTCGACACCTCCACCGGCCTGCGCTCGCTGGCTGAGCAGCGCGGCATGGACGTCTCCGAGGTGGAGGCGTTGGCCCGTGAGAACCGCCTCACCGAGCTGGTGAAGGCCCCGCCCGTGGTTGTCGACCTGGGCTCCCGAAACTCCGACTCGGATGCGCAGGTCGACAACCACGCACCGGGCCGGCTCCTTGCGATGCGGCGCGCACTGGAGATCGAAGAAGCCGACTGATCCGAGGGCGAAACCGCTCGGGTCGATCACCCAACCACCCCCCACCCCTCAGGCGCACGCCTGCGGGGCGATCCCACATGGGAGAAAAGGAGAGCCTGCCATGAGTGCAGAGTTCGCCAAGTTCCTCCGGGAGCAGCGCGCCAACGTCCGTGAGCAGCAGAAGGCCCTTCTGGACGCTGCCATCGAGGCGAAGCGTGACCTCACCGCCGAGGAGCAGTCGTCCTACGACAAGATGGACGCCGACGTGATCTCGCTGGGCGAGTCCGTCCGCAAGCTCGAGGAGTCGATGCAGGAGGACCGCGCCATCGCGGACGCCTTCGAGCGTCTGGGCGCGCAGCCCGGCAACGACGCCACCCGCAAGAAGAACACCACCGAGGAGCTGCGGTCCTTCCTCAAGGGCAACGGCAAGCGCGGCATGGACATCCCCGTCGAGCTCCGCGCCGACCAGACCACCTCGACCGCGTCGGGTGTCATCCCCACCGGCTTCTATGGTCAGCTCTGGGAGTACATGATCGAGACGTCCTCGGTCCTGCAGCTCAACCCGCAGATCCTGCGCACCAACTCCGGCGAGACGATCAAGCTGCCCCGCGCCACCGCGCACTCGGTGGCCGGCGCCGTCACGGAGAGTCAGACCATCACGGCGAGCGACCCCACCCTGTCCTCGGTCAACTCGACCGTGACCAAGGAGGGTTACCTCACGCAGTTCAGCACGGAGCTGCTGGACGACTCCGGGGTCGACCTCGAGGGCTACCTGGCCCGTTCCGCGGGCCGCGCGCTCGGCAACGCTGTCGGTGCCGCCGCCGTCACGGCTGCGATCGCCGCGGCCTCCGCCGGCGTCACCGCTGGCAACGGCATCGGTGCGGTCACCTCCTACGGTACGCAGTCGACCGAGGGTGAGGGTTTCGACTTCCTCATCGACCTGTACTACTCGGTCATCGCCCCGTACCGGAACAGCGCCTCCTGCGGGTGGCTCATGTCCGACGTGGGCGCGAGCAAGGTGCGCAAGCTCAAGTCGGCCGATGGCGTCTACGCCTGGCAGCCGTCCGTCATCGTCGGCCAGCCCGACCTCGTGCTCGGCAAGCCGGTCGTCACGGACACCAACGTCGCCGACCCGGCACTGTCGGCCAAGTCCATCCTGTTCGGCGACTGGTCCTCCCTCGTCGTCCGCATCGCGGGCGGCTTCCGGTTCGAGCGCAGCGACGAGTTCGCCTTCGACGCCGACATGACCACGTTCCGGGCGCTCGTGCGTCACGGCACGGTCTCCGTCGACGCCAACGCGCTCAAGTCGTTCGTGCACGCCGCGTCCTGATCGGTTGCGGCCGGCCCCCTCGTGGGTCCGGCCGCTTCCGTTCGGGCCGCTACGTCAGATCAGAAGGAGCAGCCGTGAAGGTTCGCATGAAGACCCAGATCACCGGCACCCGCAACGGCGTGCGCTGGCCCGCCCCCGGTGGCGAGGTGAGCCTGCCGGACAACGAGGGGGCCGACCTGTGCGCGCAGGGGCTGGCCGAGCCGGTTGCCGAGCGGGCAAAGCCTGAGGCGGCCACCGCGCCGCGCGCCGAGAAGCGCGCCACCCGCTCCCGCAGGGGCTGACCCGTGGCCGACACCGACGTCCTGACCCTCGACGAGGCACGGGACGCGCTCCAGCGTGCCTCAGGGGACACGACCCGCGACGACGTGCTGGTGAGCACCTACGTGCCCGCCGTCACCGCCGTGGTCGAGGACATCGCCGGCCCCGTTGTGCGCCGCTCCGTGACCGTCACCGCGGACGGTGGGCTCAGCTCGGTCCTGCTCCCCACCGCCGCCTACTCGGTCACGTCTGTGGTCGAGAACGGCACCACCCTGACGGCTGACAGCGACTACGTGGTGAGCCTGCCCGCGGGCGTCGTCTACCGGGGCTCGTCCACCGGGCGCACCACGTTCGCCGATGGCGTCGGGGCCGTCGTCGTGACCTACGTCGCCGGTCTGTGCGACACCACCGAGGACGTGCCGGCGAACATCAAGCTCGCGGCGCGGCTCATCCTGGCCGCGACCTTCCAGCGTGACCAGCAGGGCGGGCGACCCGAGTTCGGCACGACCGGCGACGGGGCGACCGTGACCACCCCCTCAGGGCACGCCATCCCCCGCGACGCCTACTCCTACCTCGAGCCGTCTTCGGGCGCTATGCCGGGGTTCGCGTGAGCACGTCCGCGCCCGCCGTGAAGGCGGCACTGGTCGCTGCGTGTGAGGTCCTGTTCCCAGCGCCGGCTCTCGTGTCCTACGGGCGCCCCGGCACGTACCAGCCTGACGAGATCGTGGCCGTAATGGGTCAGCGCACCGTGAACACCCGCGGCGCCATGTCCCCGGCTCGGCAGCGCGAGGAGACGGTCGAAACCGTCGTCGTGTTCAGCGTGTACCGACCGGGCGACCAGTCGCAGCAGCAGGACGCCACGGAGCGCGCCTACGCCATGTGCGACGACCTCACCGAGTACCTGCGCACCGCGCCGAACGAGGCACTGGGCGGCGCGTGCCGAGAGGCGCGCGTCACCAGTCACGAGCTCGTCGAGTCGGCCGTGACCGTGCCCGGCGACCCGTCCCGCGTCACCGGCAGGACGGCCGAGATCGAGGCCGTCGTCACTTCCACCGCCCGCGTCTGAGGAGACCCCCATGCGACTGAAGAACACGAGCCCGCTCGGGCTGCTCGACCTGCCCCTCATCGGCCGCGTGCTGGAGCCGGGCGAGGTCTTCGAGGTGCCCGACGACATCGGCGCCGCACTGCTCGACCAGCCCGGCAACTTCGCCGCGGTCGCCACCCCCAAGGAGAAGAAGTGACCACCTTTCAGGACTGCTCGCTGGGCCTCTCCAAGGAGAGCACCTACGGCACCTCAGTCACCCCCGCCCGGTTCCTCGAGTTCACCTCGGAGACGTTCGACTACGCGAAGAACGTCGTGCAGGGCGAGGGTCTGCGCGTCGGGTCGCGCGTCAACCGTTCCGGCCGGCGCGTGGTCACCACCTCCGACGCGGGCGGTGACTTCGAGATGGAGTGCCTGTCCAAGGGCATGGGGCTCGTGTGGGAACAGTGCATGGGCACGGGCACGTCCACGCTCGTCAGCGCCTCCACGTATCAGCAGGTGTTCACGCTCGCCGACACGATGCCGTCCGCGACGTGGCAGAAGGGCATTCCCCGGTACGACGGCACGGTCGACCCGTACACGTTCACGGGCGGCATGGTTGACTCGTTCGAGCTGGAGTTCGGCAACGGCGAGATCGCCAAGCTGAAGGCCACGGTGGACGCCCGCGACGTGACGACGGCGACCGCCTACGCAACCCCGTCGTACTCCAGCGCCGCCAACCTGTTCCACTTCGCCAACGGGTCGCTGAGCACCGGCACCGTGACGGCCCCGACGACGACGACCCTGGCGTCGTCCGTGACCTCGCTGGGAAACGTCCGCTCGGGGAACATCAAGGTGGCCCACAACCTCGGGACGTCCCGCTACAACTACGGCGCCGCGGGCAAGAAGGCCAAGCCGGCGACCGGGCGCCGCGACATCACCGGCACGCTGACCGTCGAATACGACTCCGCGACGTTCCGTGACGCGGTGCTCAACGAGACGGCAATGTCGCTCGTCCTGACGTTCTCCGCGGGCGTGCTCGGTGTCGGCAACGAGACGTTGCAGGTGGTGCTCTCCGAGATCAAGCTGGACGGCAAACTGCCCACCACGAACGGTGGCGACGAGGTGACCGTGGACCTCGAGTTCACGGCGCTGGACAACCTCACTGCCACACAGCCCATGTGGGTGGTCACCCGCACCGCCGACACGGCGCTCTAGGTCATGGCCGGCGCACCGTTTCGCATGGTGCGGGGCTCTGAGGACTTCCTGCGCCTGGCGGCCAAGCTCGACGAGGGCGACCGGAAGCTGAACAACGGCATCCGGCGCCGTCTGCGCGAGGTCGCCAAGCCGCTGGGCTCCGAGGTCCGCGACACGCTCGCTGAGTCCATGCCGCGCCGTGGCGGGCTGTCGGCCATGATCGGCCGCTCCAAGGTGTCCGTCTCCTCGACGAGCGCCAGCAGGCACCCGCGGGTGGAGATCAGGGTGCGCTCCGCAGGCCACGACCTCGAGGCGATGGACGCGGGGATGCTGCGGCACCCCACGTTCGGCCACAAGCCGTGGGTGGGCCAGTCTGTGCCATCTGGCAGCGCCGCGAAGGCGCTGGAGGCGGGCGCCCCCAAGGTGCGCGACGCCCTCATGCGCGAGGTCGAAACCCTGCTTGACGAGATCGGAGACTGACCCGTGCACTACAAGATCGGCGATGCCACCTATACCCCGGCCGCGCTGGACCGGATCAGCCTGCGCAACCTCATCCGGCTCGAGGCTGAGACGGTCAAGCTCGGGCGCCCGATGCGCTGGGGCGAGCTCCGCGCACTGGCCGACCGGGTGTCGGCCCTGCCCGACGAAGAGGTCGAGTCCTCCGATGACTTCCCGTGGTTCCTGGGGATGCTCATCTGGGCGGCCCGCCTCGAGGCTGGCGAGACGGTCACGTTCGAGCAGGCCGTCGACTTCCCGATGGGTGACCTCGAGATCATCCCCGATCCGGGCGACGAGGTGGCCCCTGCCCGCCCTCACAAGGCCCGGCCGGATTCCGGTCGGGCCGCCGTGCGCCGTCCGGCAGACCACAAGGCCAAGAAGAAGGCATCCGCGAGGCCGTCGAGCGCCGCCTGACGGTCGTGTGTCACCTGTGGCCCGGCCTCACTCCGTTCAACGTCTGGGACCTCCCGCTCATCCAGTGGGAGATGTTCGCCGCGTCCGCTGATGAGTGGGCCAAGAGCCGAGAGGGGGTGACCTCGTGAGCAGTTCGACCACGCTCAAGGCCGTTCTCATCGGCGAAGACCGTTCGATGGGTCGCACCTTCGACAACGTGAGCCGCAAGGCCGACGGCGCTGGGCGCAAGACGGGCGGGTTCGGCAAGTCGTTCGCGCTGCTTGCCGGCCCCATCGGCGCGGGCATCGCGGCCATCGGCCTGGGCGGCGCCGCGCTGGGCAAGTTCACCGACTTCCTCGGGTCATCCGTGGCCGAGGCGCGCGAGTCCGAGAAGGTCGGCAAGACAACTGCCCAGATCATCAAGGCCACGGGCGGCGCGGCGAAGGTTAGCGCCGGTCAGGTGGGCGCCCTCGCCGAGTCGCTGTCCGAGAAGGCGGGCGTCGATGACGAGGTGATTCAGACCGGGGCCAACATGCTGCTGACGTTCAAGAACGTCCGCAACGAGGCAGGCCAGGGTTCCGCCGTCTTCGACCGTGCGACTGCCGCCGCGGTTGACCTGTCCGCGTCTGGGTTCGGCTCCGTGGACAGCTCGGCGAAGATGCTCGGCAAGGCGCTCAACGACCCACTGAAGGGCATCGGCGCGCTGGGCAAGGCGGGCGTCACCTTCACCCAGCAGCAGAAGGATCAGATCAAAGTCCTGATGGAGTCGGGCGACGT